GGCTTATTCTGCTTGGTTAAAACATGAACAATCTCACTGGATTCACCTAGAGGTGCCGATGGCAGAAGATATTAAAGATTGGAAAAGGAAACTATCAAATGAAGAAAAACAATTTCTCACCCATATATTTCGCTTCTTTACTCAAGGAGATATTGATGTTGCGGGTGGCTATGTTAACAATTACCTACCTTACTTTCCGCAGCCGGAAGTAAGAATGATGCTGTTAGGCTTTGCAGCTCGTGAAGCCTTACATATTGCAGCTTACTCACACTTGATTGAAACATTAGGTTTACCTGATACAACATACAATCAGTTTATGGAGTATGAAGCAATGAGAGCAAAACATGATTATGTCATGGACATTTCAAGTAAAAATACAACCAAAGAGAATACTGCTACACATATTGCTGTGTTTAGTGCATTTACAGAAGGTATGCAGTTGTTCTCCTCATTCATTATGTTGTTGAATTTCCCACGCACAGGCAAAATGAAAGGCATGGGACAAATCGTTACATGGTCTATTGTTGATGAAACTATTCATGCCGAATCAATGATTAGGTTGTTTCGGACATACATAGAGGAAAACAAAGAGATTTGGAATGATGACCTAAAAGGTCGAATTTACACTATTGCAGAAAGAATGGTCGAGTTAGAAGATGAATTTATTGACTTATCTTTTTCTATGGGTGCAATGGAAGGCCTAAGTAGTGAAGATGTTAAGAAATACATTCGTTACATTGCTGACCGCAGATTGATTAGTTTAGGCCTCAAAGGTATATACAAAGTTAAAAAGAATCCATTACCATGGGTCGAAGAAATGATTAACGCACCTATTCATGGTAATTTCTTTGAGAATCGTGTAACAGATTATGCCAAAGGTGCATTGTCTGGTGATTGGGGAAATGACATTTGGGCTAAGGCCGCTTGATGCTAGAAATTATATACACTTTAATAGTAACACATATCACCATTATATGCGTAACATTATTTCTACATCGTGGCCAAGCGCACCGTTCCATCATATTTAATCCAATACTATCACACTTTATGAGATTTTGGTTGTGGTTAACAACTGGAATGAATACAAAAGAATGGGTTGGTGTGCATCGTATGCATCACCATAAAACTGATGAACCTGGTGACCCACATTCACCACATGTATATGGTATTTTAAGAGTTTTATTTTCTGGTGCTCAACTCTATCATCAAGCATCAAAAGATAAAGATAAAATTGAACAGTTTAGTAAAGGTTCACCAGACGATTGGATTGAAAACAAGATATATACACCATATACTTGGGTTGGTGTTGTAGTTATGTTAATCATTAACACACTATTATTTGGATGGTTAGGTCTATTAATATGGGTTATTCAAATGATTTGGATCCCATTTTGGGCTGCAGGTGTTATCAATGGTCTAGGTCATTGGGTGGGTTATAGAAATGGTGAAACTAAAGATAATAGTCATAATATTAGTCCTTGGGGTATTGTTATTGGCGGTGAAGAGTTGCACAACAACCACCACTTGGCACCAGCGAGTGCCCGCCTCTCAAAGAACTGGTATGAATTTGATATAGGATGGATGTGGTTCAAAATATTTGAAACATTAAAACTAGCAAGATTAAAATAACAAGAAAGAAAAAAATGAGTAAATTATTAATTTTATTGGCACTATTCACAAGCACCGCATTTGCATGGGACCAGAGAGCGCCTTTACCTCCACAATCGTGTGCGGTACATAATCCATATGGTTTTGCACAAACTCAAAGAGTTGCACAACCAATTTGCCGTGAGGCTTATTTTGTTGCATATGATGCACCAGTTAAGATTCCAGTTTATGTTGCCTACACACTACTACCACAGAACGCACTAGGTTGTTTCCCACGCACCAATGCGTTTGTTGCTGATGCCAGTTTGAATGGCACAGGTGCAAGACCTGATGACTATGCAGGCACAGGATATGACAAAGGTCATGCATCACCAGATGGTGATTTATCATGGTCAGCACAAGTTGAATATGAATCATTTTTAATGACGAATATGTATCCACAAGCAGGTTCACTGAATCGTGGCATTTGGAAACTATTAGAAACATCGGTTCGTGGTTGGGCGGTGCAATTGAATCAGCCATTCACAATCTATGTTGGTGCAATTTATGGTCAAGGTGATAAGACGATTGGTAACGGAGTTATTGTTCCTCATGGTTACTATAAGATTGTAATCAATAATGCGACCAAACAAGTTGCAGGCTGGGGCTTTCCACATAACGCACCATATCCAAATCTTGGTAATGACCTGACTAAATTCCGTATGACAATTGCTGACATTCAAAAACAGGCAGGTGTGCAGTATAAGTTTCCAGCTGGTGCAGTTGAATTGCAACCAGGCAAAGAATGGCCAGTTGATTTCGGTGCATTGACCAACGCAAAAAGAGCCAAATGCGGAAAGGCTGATTAATGATTATAAAACATCAATGCTCAAACTGTGACTCTAAATTTACAATCGAATTTGATGTAGAAGAATGTGAAGATAATCCTAAGTTCTGTCCATTTTGTTCCTCATATATAATAGAGGACGAAATGGAACAGGATGATGATTATTAATGACTTGGTTTTATTATAATACAGCAGAAGAATTCAAACTTGATGACGCCGAAGGATATTTCGGCTTCGTCTATCTTATTACGCACAATCTCACCGGTAAGAAATACATTGGTAAAAAGTTCTTTACCAAAGCCGGTACTCGTCAAATAAAAGGCAAGAAAAAGAAAATCAGAAAGACTTCCGATTGGGAAACCTATTGGGGTTCTAATACTGAACTACAGGCAGAAGTAATAAAAAATGGGGAGGATCAATATACAAGAGAAATTCTACATTTATGTAAATCTCGGTCAGAGTGTAGTTATAGAGAGACTTTTGAAATATTCAATCGTCACGCTCTTTTGAGTGATTCATATTATAACGCATGGGTGACCTGTAAAATTCACAAATCACATGTAATAGGAAAATTAGATGGCTCGCAAACAAACAGCAAACAACGAAGTGATAACGGTAGCCAACAAAACCAATCAATTGAAAATACGAATTGATGACCTTAGAGAATTCGAACCATTAACAGAGAATCAAAAACTATTTTTTGATGCATATAAAAGAGGTGATTACTTTGTAGCATTACATGGTGTTGCAGGTACAGGTAAAACATTTTGTGCATTATATAAGGCAATACAAGAAGTCCTTGATAAATCAAACCCATTCAACAAGATTATTATAGTTAGGTCAGCGGTGCAAAGCCGTGAGATTGGCCATTTGCCAGGTGATGTAAATGAGAAGATGGAAATCTATCAGCAGCCCTATCGCCAAATCTGTGAGACACTATTTGGTCGCCGTGATGCATGGGATAGATTAGAAGAACAACACCACATAGAGTTCATTTCAACATCATTCATTCGTGGTATGTCATTTGATGACGCCATCATTATTGTAGATGAAATGCAGAATATGAATTTTGAAGAGATTGATACCGTTATGACACGGGTTGGTTATCGCTCAAAGATTATATGGTGTGGTGATTACAGGCAAACTGACTTGAATAAGAAAAAGAACGATGTATCAGGCATTCTAAAATTCTTTGATATTGCCGATGAAATGAAGGCATTTACTCGTATTGAGTTTACCGCTGACGATATTGTGCGCTCATCATTAGTTAAAGACTATATTTTGGCAAAGCTGCATTACGAAGACATGGTCGATTAGACATGGCATACTAGTAGAAACACTTAGATAGAGCATATATATTTGTGAGCGCTCAATAATGAGGCTCACAATATTCGTTTAAGGAAATAATATGTTCGCAGTAGATACATTCATCGACACCATTCAAGGTGCAAAAAAATACTTTGTTAATACATTCGTAACCGACAAAGAAATCCAAAAACCACTTAACGCTTTTGTTGATACACAAACAGAATTCGTTAAGCAAATGGTTAAAACCAATCAAGCATTAGCAGAACAAACATTGGCTACATTTGAGAAGTTTGCTAAGTCAGCAAAGGCCTAATATGTCAAAAGAATTGGATGTATTAGGCGGTGTAGAAACCCCAAGTCTGACCAATTTCTGGAATTGGGTTAAAAGAACCTTCACACTATCATACCAAGATGAGATAAGCCACTATCTAAATCAATCAGTTGATTATGTGGATTATGAAAATAGAGTCCGAACTTTACAACGGAGAGGTATGATATGAAGAAATTCTTACAAAGTATTCTAGAAGCTATTGCAGCTATCAAGAAATACAAGGCAGAACCGGGCATAAAAGGACGATAAGTCATTCCAAAAGTGTTGGTTATACTACATACCATAATGGATAGTATAACCAATAACTTTAGGAAATGCAGAATAAGCTGTCAAAAACCCATTGGG